TTAATGCCCTTGAACTTGCTCGCCAATACGCTTGTAGCATGTTGCCTCAAAACCAGGTTGAGCTTTTGTGATGAAGCATAATCCAAAGTTCACCTGGCCGTTACCACGCTTAAATTGAACCTCTGGGACAAGAACAGGCTGTCCATTTAGGCGCCACTCTTCGTTTCCGTTGGCGTCTATATTGAAGACTAAGTTCACTTTGTTTCCATTTTCCCACATGAACGCACTCTGCCAAAATCCAGTCCCTCCATAGAAATCCTGTCTGCATGCAGATTGGCTAACAAGCTGAAACACTTCATCGCCATCTGGATCTGTGTGGTAGCTGCAGGTTCCAAATGAGTGCCAGTTTGCGGCATTCGCTACCGCCGGAAGAAAGAACACAAGCAGGAACAAAATTGATTTTCTCATCGCTTCAACTCCTTAGATGGAGCGATCAATCCGCTTGTTATACAAGCTCCGCTTCCATGGGCCGTATGGGGCTTTAACCCGCCTCGTCTCGTTAACATCATTTCACCCTCTGGTAGAGTGACCCCAAGGTCAAGCTTTCAAAGATCGTTCTGAGCGGTAACTGCAATACTGGTCAGCATGTCGCCATTGCATCGCGCGTTTCGCTTCCAACCGGGCGTCAGCGGAGGATCCTCATGGCTCTCTTGGAGCGACTGATTGCCATGGAAGTCTAAAGACTAAAGCCCCGCACAATATGCGGGGCTTATTGCTGCAGGCAGCAAACCGGCGAGAGTAGCTACGCACAGATGGGAGGTTGTCGGTCCCGCCTGCGATCATGCACTTAAAGCGCTGGCAATGCTAAATAAATTCACCGCAAAACATCCGCCATCACCTCCTCCCACTGAGCACCTCGACCTTCCCACCACAGTCCAGAAGCGCACGCCGATCCCGCGCCCACAGGAGCTCAACCTCCTGATCGGAGAGCCACCGCTCCGGCAGCAGCACCGGCTCTGCGCAAGGATCGGTGCTTTTAACGGAGGTGGTTGAGGCGGCGCAGGCGTTGAGGGCCAAGGCAGCGAGGCACGGCAACAGGATCCGCATGGGCTTTCTCCTCGAGGGTTCTGGCAAGGGTGGCGCGGGCGCGTTCGCTGGCAATGCGAGCGCGATCCAGTTGGTTGGCCCGCTCGATCTGCGCGAGCGCGCGGGCTTGATAGCTGGCACGGCAGTCTGAGGCCCCGCGCTGATAGGCAAGGCCCGCGACCACGGCGATCAACGCCAGGGCGGTGACTATGGTGATCGCCCTCACGCCTCCAGCGCCTTCAAACACATGGCGCGCTCTGACATGCGCCGGTTGGTGAGCCCCCGGATCACCCGCCCACCTGCGCGGTTCCATCGCGGCAGCTCATTGCAGGCCCCGGTGAGATCGCCCGCATTGGCTTTGCGCAGCAATGTGGAGCGGCAGGCGGCGGCGGGGCCGACATTGTAGGTCCAGGAGACCAGAGCCACCTTCATGCCCATGGGTACTTCAGCGGTGAGGCATCGATCCAGTGCTGCCTCATAGGCGATAATCTCGCGGGCCAGTATCGCGTCACATTCCGCTTTGCTGTAACTGTCACCGGGGCGCACGCCCTTGGTTTCGCCATAACAGACGGTCCAGACGCCGACGACATCGCGGTAGGCGTCCGTCCTGAGGCCCTCCCACTGGCCGATAAAGCTGATCGCGGAGGCAAGGGCCACACTGCCGCCCGCCAGCACGCCAATGGTGCGTTTGCGCACGGCCCCGCTTTCATCGCGCCGGAAGGCAGACCACAGACCAGAGGTTGGCTGCACCAGGATCCGCGCTGGGATGGCGATGAGATTCACCAGAGCGGCGATGCCGGCAAAGACCAAGGGATCAAGGCCCAGAAGATCCGGGCTGACCAGCGAGACAAAGACCGGCAGCACCGAGATCACGGCGGCAATAATCAACAGCCGCACCGACCAGGCACCGGTGAGGGTGGATTTCCAATCAGTGATGAGTTTCATGGGATGTCTCCATGGCAAAAGAGCCCGCTAGCGGGCTGGTTGAGTTGATAAATTTGCGGGGTTTAGCGGATCGGCAGGCGCTCCATGCGCTCCAGCCGGTTGTCGATCTTGTTCAGGGTGGAGAGGATCAGAGACAGGCGCTCATCCTGACGGGCGAGGCTTGTTTCATTGGCGCGCACCCGCGATGTCAGCGCCGCTTGGCGGGCCTCAGAGGCGGTGAGATCCACCCGCAGCCCATTGATGGTCTGCGAGAGGGCAGCGGTTTCTCCGCGCAAGGTGGCCACCTGAATGCCCACCCAGAGCCCTGCGCCTACGAGACCGCAGGCCACGGTCCAAGCGAGGGATTTGTTCAGGGTGATCCCACGGTTGCTGTTTTCAATCATGGTCATGGGATGGCCTCAGAGTGCTGCGAGGATAAAGGCAAAGAGCTCATCGTAACGCACACCTTGCCGGTTGTGATATTCGGCCCCCTCCGGGGCATCCTCGACGCGGTCGAAGGTCTGCAGCTCAGTGCGGGCCGCGACGAGGATCTCCAGCTCACCGGTCTCGACTTGCGTTTTGACCCGCTCAACCACCTCTTTCTCGACCTGCTGCACCTCACCGGTTGGCGCGCCGTGCTCATCCAGCACCGGCTCCTCAACCGTCACGGTGTGGGTGATCTCTTCCTCCACCTCTTCCATGATGGGCGCGGTTTCGGCTGGGATCTCCACTTCGGCAGACCACCATTCATCCCAGCACAACACGCCATATCGCCAGGGATCCAGACCCTCGGCGTCAAAAGCGGCTGCGAGCTCCTGGGCAATGATACCAAAGTGCCAGCGGGCAGCGTCGCCTTTCTCGGCCACAGCGTCACGAATACGGTATTTCTTCAGGAGGCTTTTGGCGGCCACAGCCACCCGGCGCTCAGCTGCGTCCAAGTCCTGAATGTCGATCTTGCTGCGCGCATCTGAGGTGTTAATTGTACCCGTGCCCGCATAGACCTGAGACCACCGGAATGAGGGGAACCCTAGAGCCTGAGTATTGTCGTTTCCCGGTCGAAAGGTCCCATCTGGGGTGAGACGTGCGTTTGTCGTGCCACCAGAGTAAAAATTGATCCCTCCGTTCGTCCCTGTAGACCCCCGGCCTTCCAGCAACAAATCGAAAGATACGATACCAACAGAACCTATTACGTCATCACGTTGGAACGTTATCCGGCTATCATTTGCGCCGGAGCCTTTAATATGCAGGGCGGTTGCCGGATCATCCGCCCCGATGCCAAGGTGGCCCTTGATCGGCACATCGAACTCAACATCACTTTTACCGATCAGCACAGGGCGCGCCCCCTGCACCTCAAACAATAGCTTCGGATCTAGTGCGTTCGATGCCGGATCTACTTTGATGTACAAATGCCCGGCGGTGCTGTTGCCGCTCAGGGTGTGTTTGACCCCTGTGTCAGCGTCGGTGATGGCTAAGAATGGGCCGCTGTTTCTGATCTCGACATTCTGGGCCGTTCTGCCGCTTTCATCCAGCACCACCAGCTCTGACCATGGCGTCGGAGCGGCACCGGCCCCGGTTTTGCGCCGGGTCACAATGCGATTGTCACCCGCTCCCCGGTTGATTGCGATTTGCGTCCAGATCTCAGCATTGCGGGGCATGTGCAGCACCAGTGAGTTGCCGAACTGAGGCGGTGTATTCGCCTGCCCGGCCACATCAGGCGCGGTAGCGCACCTGCACATCCAGCATTTGCAGCCGGATCACATCACCGCCGGTCTCCACATGGGAATCCCGCCGGGTCAGCTCTTTGATGCGGATCACCGATCCGCCGCGATAGGTGGTGAGCGTGGTCGAGACCTCGCGGCCAAGGCTCAGCAACGCGCCATAGGTCTTGGCGGCGACATTCACCTGCACCCGCGCGGTCTCGAGATCCGCGCGCCCCCGGAGCGAGTAGCGCGTCACCGTGGAGATCCGCTGCAGGGTGATGCGGGGAAAGCCCACATCCCTGTCAAACGCGCCCCAGACCACCGGCACCCCCAAGGCCTTCAAAAGATCCTTGACCTCGCGCTCCATACTCATGCGCGCGCTGCCTTGCGTCGGGCGCGTTCCAGGCTTTTCTCGATCTCCGCCCAGACCTCGCGCTTGAGTGTCGCCAGCATTGTGGCTTGGCTCGCGTCCCAAGCCGGGCGCAGGAAGGGCCGCGCCGGCATCGCCCCGGTGGCGCGTCCCGTTGAGCTTTGCACGCGGGGTCCGGTGCCAAACTCATAAAGATGCGCATGCGGAGCATCTGCGCCATCCGGCTCAACCGGCCCCACATAAAGCACCACCTTGCTGCGCCCCCGATCTCCGCGCGCCTCACGCGCCTGGCGCGCAGTCAGCTTGGCGGTCACCGCAATGGCAAAGGGCGAGGCCGTCTCCGCCATCTGCGCCACCGGTTTGAGGCTCTTCTTCATGGCGCGCCGCATCACCCCTTTGGCGGTGCCACGCGGCAGTGCTGCCAGCGCGCGCTCAATGTCGCCAGCGCCCTCAATGCGCATTGTGACAGCCATCAAGACACCTCCGGGATCTTCCAGGCGGTGATCTCGATCTCTCCTTTAAAGCCGCGTTGTTTGAGGCCGGTGATCTGCCAATCTGCGCCCTCAAACCGCAGCCGATGCGCGCCGGTGATCTGCACCATGGGCCCCGACCACAGCACCCGGAACCGCGCATCGCTGAGCTGTTCCACCGCCGCCGCCCGGAGCCGCTCGCCATCGCTCACCGGCTCATAGGCCGCCCAGCGATAAAACAGCGCGTCCCAGCCGGTGACCTCTTCTTCGCCCGCATCATTCTCTTCGCGCCGTGCCTCAAGAAAGAGAATGCGGCGATCCCGTTCCGTGATGCTCATCACCGCCACCAGCTTTTATAGGGGGCCACCAGATGCGCGATAGACAAGGGCACCTCTGCCGGTTTGCCCTCCATGACCACCGGAGACCGCGCCTGATAGAGATGCGCAGCAAACAAGAGGATGGCATGGCAGATGGGCTTGGGCACATCGGCAGCCGTGCCAAAGCCTGCGGTAAAGCGGATCTTGAGGGGCAGGGGGCAACGCCCCGGGCGGGGCCAGTCGCGCGCTTGGACATAGAACCGCCCACCGAGCTCAAAGAGTTCCGGTTCGGTCACAACCTCCCAGGATCCCGCAGGCGTATAGACCTCGATCTGATCCACCGAAGCCACCGGGCCCAACATCAACTCCACCGATCCACCAGCTCCGGGCACATGGGGAAAGCTCTGCTGCCAGACCTGATGCACCAGCGCGAGGCCCAGCTCGCCATCGTCGCCATCAAACTGCGCCACTGCCACATCCAGGCAATGCTGCAGGTGGCCATGGCAGCGCGCCAGCTGCGCCTGCAGGCGGAGGCGGAGGCGGAGGCGGAGGCGGGTCGCATCGAGGCGGTGAAAGCACAAGGCCATGTGCCCGAGGTCTGCGGCGATGCGATCCCTGAGGCCCCTGCCCGGGGTGCCATTCGTGTATTCCAGCCCATGAGCCTGTTTCCTGACGGCAAAGACGACTGGGTCGCCCGCCCCTCGGGCTATCGTGGCCGGTCGGCAATGCAGCGGGCGGACGTCTTCGATGTGATGACAGCAAAGGCGGCCAGCAACGGCAAGCCTGCGCCGTTCACCCGAGAACAGGTTGCGGCGGGACGGTATTATCGGGATCTGGTCGAACGTCACGCGTGTGCCGGTGTCCGGTGTTCGTCTGTTGAGGCACTCCGCAGTGGCGGTGGTGGCAGTGGCAGCTTCATCGATGCGGTGCTGCGAGATCGCGAAGAGATTGAGCGCATCCGCAGGCGCATCGGCACTGGCACTGCCATGGCAGTGCGCAAGATCCGACCGTCCAAACGCGGTTCACGCGTGAACATCACGGATCGGCGGTTGGTGGATATGGTGTGTCTGGAGGATAAGCCGATCAGCGCGGTGCTGCGGGCGCATGGGTGGAGTGTGCAGGGGCAGACCTCGGGTGCGTTGCGTCAGGCTTTGGCCGAAACGCTTGAACGTATGGCAAGTTCTGCGAAATACTAGGCTACAGCAAGTGATGCGTCGCCCGTACTATGAAATCCAAAGTGCTTAGTTCCGGTGACTGCGGGCAATATTCAGCTTGCAGTGAAGCTGTTAAAGCAACAGTTTTAGATGGATGTCGACGGTCCTCACTTCACGGATATTTTTGATGAGCGACCTAGCTGAAGCCTCTATTGGATAAAGGTATTGATATGTCTGAACTGTTGTTTAATCGCAGTCATGCGGTTCATGCGATGCAACAAGCAAAAGCCAAAGGCCGGGATTGGTTGTATCAAAACTATCCCAAACCGGATGGTAGACCGACGAAGTCTCGAACCGGCTTCCTCATACATGAAGGGATTGCATATCCAGTAAAACCTCTGGGCCGCTTGGCGAACGAGCTTGCTGGGCATCCGATGTCAGGCAACCCGATCACTAATGTTTTTCGCGCTCATTTCCAAAAACTCGGGTTTGCGCTGACTGATGGTGATGTTGAAGAGGCGGATGAGATTGCAACTCAGGTGGAAGCCGAGGAGGCCGCAGAGCGGCAACGCAGATTGGCCAATGTTTGGGTACGTTCCAGGCAAGCACAGTTTCGGCAGGTGGTGCTCGAAGCTTTTGGAAGTTGTTGTATTGTAACAGGTAGCGAAACACTTATCAGCTTGGAGGCCGCTCATATTATACCAGTTGCAGATGACGGCGTTGATGAGGCATGGAACGGTATTCCCTTGCGAGCGGACATCCATAGACTGTTCGATGCTGGCGCGATTGAGATCAACCCGGATACTTGGAAACTGTGGGTCGATGCTGCCGTATTCGAGGACTATGGAAAGTACCATGACTTGGATTTATCACCCAAACTCACCGAGTGTGGACATACAGAAAAGTTGGCGTCGGCGTTACGCAAACGAGCTCGACTACACGAGGGTTCATGATACACACTTCCCCACATCGCCCCTTGACGCTAACCTCACCGGCATGCCAGTAAATATACATCATCGATAATTGCGCCCACGGGAAACCGTCGGGCGCTTTTGCGTTCCGGGGGTATGGTATGACGGCACGGAGCGAGTATCACCATTTGTACAACCTGTCGGCGTGGCGGCGTCGGCTGCGGCCTGAGCATCTGGCGCGGGAGCCGCTGTGCCGGGCGTGTCTGCGGCGGGGAATCTTGAACGATGGTTCGCTGACGGCGTCCGGATCTCGACAGGGTAACCCAAAGCGCTGCCGCCTGGTGGTGGATCATGTGATCCCGCATCGGGGTGATCCGGCGCTGTTTTTGGATCCGGGCAATCTGCAGACGCTGTGCCCGGATGATCATGATCAGAACAAGCAACGGCTGGAGGCGCGCGGGTACTCGGAGGAGCGCGGCGCGGATGGCTGGCCGGTGGATCCACAGCACCCCGCCAACCGCTAACGCCGCGGAGCGAATGCCCCGGGGGGAGGGTTCGAAGGAATTCCGGATGCGGTGGCAACCGGAGGGGGAGCCTTTGTTTGTGCAAAGTGGAAATTGAATAGAAAAAGCCACATGAACAAGGAGTTGATC